TCAATCGAAGTTATAGTGGAAGCTCGATGATTTTTAAGGTATCTGTATTTCATGTATAGGTGTTGTGTTATTTGGAGTAGAGGTCGCATATGTGCCCTTCAGCGGCGACCGGAATGTCGGGAATCCATGTCGGCGAGGTGTGCATAATTTCAAGGATCTTTGCAAGAGATTCTTCAGCTTGCGCTTCCGGCACTTCACAAACCATTTCGTCGTGGACGTGGAGGATGACGGGAAACCCCGCTGCATTCACTCGCAACATCATGTCTGAGAAGATGTCTCGCGCCAACCCCTGTGACATGTTTTCGGTAAGAATACCACCCCACAACTGAAAGTCGCGGAGTTGACCGTTGCGGACAATCTTGCCGATGTAGCGGAAGCGGTTCACCGAACCAGCCTCTTTCATTCGCTTGATCTTTCCGTAGCGCAAGGCACGATCAGACGGCAGTTCCAGTTGGAACGGCTCACCGACGGCATAGGCGGTTGCCATATTCTGATCTAGTGAGCGCCAGAGTTTTGGCACTGTAGGCATGCGCTCGCGGTATAGCTTAACTGCTTTTTCAGCTTCTTCTATAGATAAGCCGCTGAATGCAGAGAACTTGGTAGCCCCCATGCCGTAGCCGCAACCCAACACGATCGACTTTACTTTGTGTCGTAACTGTTTATCGTATTCCCTCAGTGATCCGTTGGCTGGATCGTGCAGCCCCAACAGCACACCAAACGCATGGTAGATGTCGTCCGAAGTGCGGATAAGGTCGAGAGCTTTTCTGTCTTTGGCTAACCAGCACAGGGTGCGGACTTCGATTTGTGACAAGTCGGCAACAATCAGCTTGTATCCGTCCTTCGGCCTAATCATGTGGCGGAAGTTTACGCCGAACATCCCCTCTCTTGGGAGGTTCTGAAGATTAAGATTACCACCACTACCACTAAAACGTGCCGTCGGGTTAGCACCACAGTACATTAAGCCGCCGTAGTATCTGCCGTCGGGCATTGTTCCGCTATCGAATGCCTCTAGCTTACGGAGGAGGGCATTGATGCGTCGGTAGTTCTGCACGGCACGCGCCCAAGGGCACGCGTCTTGGAATGTGGCAAACCATTCGTCTGCTTCCTCATTACCAGCGGCGAGCGAAGCTGGAGGCACGATACCTTGGGCTCGACATTGGTTGTTGAATGCTTTACGCGACAGTGGTGTGCTGTCTCCAACCCAAGGGATGGACTGCTCTGCATTAAACAACTCGGTCCGGATCTGTTCGAGGTTCTCCTTGAGTAGCGTTGTGTCGATAGGGATACCCCTCTGCCCAACCTTTCGATTGAGCTCGCTGATGTTTCGCTCCGTTTGAGACCACCTATCAGATAGCTCTTGCCACAAGCGTAAGCAGAGCTCGGAGTCCTTAACGGCGTAATCGGTAACCTCTTTCTTGAAGTCATCGGTCATCAAGTTCCACTGCTTACCCTTCATGTTGTCGCGGGTAGTCTTGCTAATCTCCAAACCAAATACCGCTGCTGATGCGTTCTTCAAAGACCGTGGGAGACCAAGGAACGCTGTCATGTCAGCTGTACAATGCCACTCAGCAGGGCTGCATGGGCTGAACCAGCCGACCTCAACTCCATAGAGATACAGGCTTTCGTCGAATGAAGCGTTGTGGCTTAGCAATACATGACCGTTAAACATAGACCAGTCAAACTGCCTAGGGCATCCGGCGTAAACAAAACCATCATCGCCTACTACTGTTACCATGTAGGCGTCGAATTGAGGGTGTGAAAAGTAACCCCTCGGTCCCAATTTTGTGATGGAACAGTCACTGTCGTAATACGACTCAAAGTCAATAGCGTAAGTTATCATATGTTATGGGCATAAAGAAACCGCGCACGATACACCGATCTAGCGTATCGTGCGCGGTAAATGTGTTGTTACTCCTCTAGCTCCAGATTCAGCTCAGTCTGCTGCGGGATGCGTCGGATGCGGTCCATCTCGTTATCGAGAGCAGTTGCCACCAGATTCAAAGATACCTTCTGAACCGCGTGCTCAGTGATCTGATCGTTGAGTTTGGTGATGTGACCGTCGATTTCAGTGATCACGCTGCGGATGGAGTCTAACTCACGCTTTAGAAGCGTGAGCGGATTATCAAGTGCAACTGGGATCATTGGGCACCCCCTTTTGTAAGGCGTGCGGCAAACTCAGCTACTTCAGTCGGTACGCTGTCTTTAGTAGCGGCCAACATTGGCACATACCAGCTGTATTTCCCTTTGGACATCAGTTCAGTTCCGAAGTTCCAAAATCTCGAGGACACCGGAATGTCGGGGTTGAACGTCGAGAAGGTAAACAGACGCTTGTATGTCATGCGGTAGGCATCCTTCTGAACGGTGATACGACCAATCTGATAATTGCTATCGCCGATTGGGTAGGGGAACATTGTGTCATCATCGCCGACTTGAGGGATAAGTAGGATGATTTCAGCAAACTCCGTTATGTCGTAGCTGCTCTCTACAGCGAGGCTCTTTGCGTCGGCTTCGTTAGAAACGATCTTCGGCATGTAGTCCTCACCAAAAGGAACGTCTTCTTTCCACCGCTTGATTGCACCGATCACAACGACCGGAGTTTTCTGTTCGGCTTCGAGGAGGACGGAGTCCTTGTCAATCACAACCGAACCGATAGGTCCTTCGATTTCTGACATCTTTTGGATGACGTTAAGGCGAGGGATGTCGATGTCTTGCGCTGCAAAGGCAAGTCCGGTTGCTGTATTTGTGTTTAGTGCTTCTGTGCTCATATTACTATTTTCTGGTTCTGATCGGTTGTTGCGTTCGCTTATTAAAGGGGACATCCGTAACTCCCTTTTCTCCTCATCGTGAGGAAAGTGTGTATCGTGTTGGTCCAACCTCGACGATGCCGAGATCAATAGCTTCGGTTTCGAAGCTGTCAACAACAAAAGATTTTTTTCCTCTAGGAGTTTTTTCGTGGAGGGCTTTCGAGAGTTGACTCATTGTCAGGTCAGCAGCCTCGATAACCTCATCAAGACCCAAGCCGTGCTTAACAGCGAGTTGAGCGAGGTAGTTTTTCTCAACCGTCTTCTTGAGACAACCCATTGACCGCAGCTTATGGTTCTCAAATTCGTGTCCGGCTAATGCTAAACCGGTAGTCTTGTGCTTGATGGACTGTGCCCAATTCTCGACGATCTTAGCCACAATGAAGAGCCGCTCAAGAACCTCTGGGTCTTCCACATCGGACGGTCTAATAGGGCCTGTAGGTAGTAGTTCAGGACTAACCCTCGCGGCGATATCTATGCAGACTGCACCTAATGCAGGGCAACTTTCTTCGTATCGGCAGAAACGGCAGTTTACCGTAGGTGTAACGTCGTCGATCTCAATCGAGCCCGTCTCCCATTTGGGTCGCGTAGTCTCTGCTTTCTTAATCACCTCAGAAATTTGATTACGTAAGTCGCTCATCTGTTCGCGCTTGAAGACCCCGCTGAGAATACCACCGTTGAGTGGCACGATGAAGGCGAACTTGATCGTGTGTATGTGGGGGAACATCTGCAATACCGCCAGCGCGTAGGCTTTGGATTGCCAGTTCTTCTCAGGCTCGTCAATCTTGCTGATGCCTGTCTTGTAGTCGATCATTACGGCAACCCCTTCTGCGGTGTGCACCAGTAGGTCGCATGTGCCAAAGGTCGGTGTTGCTGCATCGAGTTCGAGGTGCAGCCGGATCTCTCGTTCGGTGATCTTAGGGTAGTCACCGAAGACACCGTTGAGTATCTCTTCCTCGTCCGCAAGGATGGCCTCATAGAGTTTGACTTCTTCCTCGTCGTGCAGAGCAGATGGGTCGCGGACTTCAAGAGCTTCGTGGATGCGCGTTCCTTTTTCGGCTGCGCCTGACGTCCCTTCCTTGCCATTATATCCGGCACAGATGGCGACATACTTGAGAGATGATGGTCCGAACTCAGCATGAGCGCGTGAGCTGTGATCTAGTTGTTGTTTTTCTGTTATCATGATTCTTGTTTCGTGTGAAGTGTTTCCATAGCCTTACGCTTTTTCTCAAGTGTAGTCAATACTTTTTCTTCAATAGTTTTTGAAGCGACCAGAACCCTTTGAATAGAAGGACTCTTTGCGTTCGCTCGGTGGATGCGTCCGAGTGTTTGGATATACTCTTTCACGTTAAATGTAGGTGAGATCAGGCTCATGCGCGGGTATCCACCGTGTTCGTCGTGTAGAGATACGCCGACCCCACCAGCGGCAATGTTACATAGAATCACGCGGGTTTGATTCGTCTGGAACCGCTGCACGTTGTCTTCGCGAACCATAGCCGACTGACCACCGACAACGACTGACGCATCGGGAAACGATGCAGCCAGTGATTTGACTGTGTCTACGAAGTTGACGAACACGGCTACGCTGTAACCTTCTTCGTTTGCGTCTTCGATCATGCCGATGATGTCGGGCACTTTCGCTGCTTCGGCAAGTTGGCGAGCGTGGAGGATTTCTACGAGAATATGGGGGCTCACACCACCATCTTCCACGAACCGCTCTACGATCTCAGGTGTAACGCCGTGTTGTTTGTAAAATTTAGCGATGTCGCTCAGGCCAGAAAATGCAAGCGGCTCCGTAATAACATGATTATCTGTGAATGCAGATGGTAGATCAGACGGTGTGAGCTTAACGCAATTCACGCCGTAGAGTTCTTTATTGAGTTCGGACAGCTTCGCGAGTGGACCAGCCACCCAGTTCTTCCAATGGTCTTGCCTACAGCCGTATTGCATCATCCACGAGAACCAGCTCTTCTTCTTTCCGACGGGCTTGTTGAGTGAGTGCAAGTCCAGAGTAAAACCGATCGCACGCATCTCCGTTGGGTCTTGGCACGCCGTGGCTGACAGCAGCAGGTTGTACAGACCCGCTTGTTTAGCTGCGACCAGCATCTGGGCGTTCTGGCTGAAAGGTGATTTGCACTTGTGGCACTCGTCCCATATCAGCAAGGTCTCTTGGGGTAGCTGCCAACGAAAAAGTTTCTTACCTACTTTGGCTAAAAACGAATTACCCCTTTTAAGTTTCTCGTAGTTGGTTACAAAGATTGGTGTGACGCCGACCTCCGCAAGCTCGCGCTCCCATGACGGGATGACAATCTTCGGACAGACGACGGCAACTGGCACGCCTAACTCCAGCGCAACTCTGGCTGCGATAACTGTCTTGCCAACTCCGGTATGGGAGCCGTCAAGAGCGCCCCTGTGCTGCTTGAGTGTGGCGATGAGGAAGTCAACAGACTCCCGCTGCTTGTCAAATAGTGTTTTCATGAGATCAATACGCCCACTTAGCGTCTCCAAGGATCTCCGTCGAGTCTTGCCACCAGTCATCCCATTGCTCGTTTGTGGCGACGTTCCAATTAGGTATACGTTCGGTAGCGCCTTCTTTGAGGAGACTGATCGGGAGCCACTTCAAGCGATTGTTAGGGTAGATAGCGATCTGACCATTAGACAACTTAACCACGTTCCCTTCCTTGTGTTCTTCCAAGAGTTCAACGTCACCAATGTCTAATGTTCCAGCGGCTTGTCCTTCCGGTAGGAAGTCAATAGTGAACCAGTAATGTCCAGTCATCGGAGCGCATCCTTTGCCCATATTCACAAGCATCGGCACATCGCAGAGCTGGCTCTTCTGCCATACTTCAATACTGCCAGATAAACACTCCCACATTTGCACTTTGTGTAGCGGGAGGTCGATCTGGTCTCCATCTGGTTCATACCAGTAGATACACTGAGGCGGAATCTTGTCGAAGCATGCTGCGTATTCATCCACCCACACTTGGAAGCAGAAGGGACGATTTCGCATGGCGCGTACGCTAAGTAGCCACGCAGGTTCAAAGGTATTTGGACACCCACCGAACGCATCGCAGCGGACGTAGACTCGAGACTTAGGTAAGTTGGCGTTTCTCATCGGTAATATTTTTGTTTGTGTTGTGTTTTTTGAATTAAAAGTTCCTGATCGGTAATGGTAACCTACGAACTAAACATCCATAATGGATGTTTAAAGGTGGCAGTCTTCACATGCCCAGCCCATGTTCCATGTGTAGATGAGCCTACGCCCACATAAACATTCCATCTCATTCTCTGACGGGCGACCTGTTTGGGCACCAAATTCTTCAGCTATAAATTCCGATCCGCAATGTGGGTTTGTAGGCTTCTTGTATCGGTCATCCTGTAACGTGTCACAGTGCTGTGCATCTAGTAGGATGTTGCAGCTACAGGCTATATGAGCGATGTGCGAGATACCGGATTCAGGGTCCAAGTCTTCGCCGTCGCGCCAAGCGTTGAGGTGGCGCATGATGGCAGCGACATACGTGGTCGCACATACGCCTGTGCGCCTCCAATTATAGGCCCCATACTGCTCTACTTCACCATCACGAATAATTAGATTCTGAACATCGCAGGTATGCGAGTGCTTTTTCAACAGACTCGATATTGTCTCCGAGCAGGCCAAGCCCTTTATTGCACCTGTGACATATAAATCCTCTAAATCTTCCAGACTTGTGATCGTGGTCGATGTCAAATAATCCTTTTCTTCCTGCTGGTCCACCGCAAACTTTGCATCCGTAATTTTGCTCACCCAAAATTCTGAGTTCATCTTCCAACGATAACCCAAATGATTGAAGAGTTCTAATCCTATTGTTGACAGTATTTCTTTCCTTAATTTCTGGTCTGCTATTGTATTCAGAATGTTGGATTCTAAGATATTCTTTATTTTTTGAGACCCAGTCGTTAGTAATACTTTTTTGTCTGCTATCGTAACTTGGATCTGAAAGCCTAAGCTGTTTGTCGTAGCAGGATTTACATAATCCTTTTGCCCATGCAACTCTTCCTTCATGACATGAGGCCCGCTTGCTTCTTGGGTGTTCTTTATTGTAGCACTCGAAACATAGTCCGCGAGAGGCATGTGGCCTGTCTGGGTGGCACGTTGGTTTTGTATGGAGTATCCGCACGAACAGAATTCTGCCAGTTCAACGCCATCATTGCAAGCATAAACTGGAATCTTTTTGCCATATTTCTCGGAGCCTAACTTGTGAACCCACGCAGTCTGCTCCATAGCAAACGGCGGAATCAATGCTAGTGGTGTCTTTGTAGCACCGATTGCACCTTTCGGATCGTTTGGTGTGTTCATCGGTAACCGGAGGTTTTCTTAGCGATGCTTTTTGGTTGTGGAACAAACTGCTTACCTTTGGCGTTGCCTTTTGCCTTAGCCTGATTGGTAGCGTTCTTCTCACTTTGGGAGAGAGCACCCCACGCTTTGTCTGGTAGGTAGCGTTTTTTGCCTTCGCTCGGAGAGCCGTCGGAGGTTCGCCATTTTTGTTCTGTCCACTTCTTCAGGGATTCTTGTGGTTTCTTCATGATTTATAACCACCTCCCTTGGCTTTGTATTCTTTGGCGAGAAGTTGCGCCTTGCGGGCTGACCATTCTCCTGCGTCTCCGCCAGAGCTGCCAGCTTTGATCTTGTTAAACAAGGTCTTACGCATCGTAGGTTTCGTGTAGTTTCCGGCTGCGTTTACCGTAGACTTCGATTTTGGTTCACTCATATTTTTAGGGGTTGAAAGACCCCTATCTACTCTGAGCGCATCGACTTGTCAATTATTTATTTATTTATTTAAAAAAGTTCGTCTTCCAAAAGAACGATTAGCTCTCGAAACGTTTCGGCAGTGTCGATGATAGAGTAGTCCGGTAAGTCAAACTCTTCGGCTACCATGTCCCTAAAAACGGGGAACTCTTCGGGTTCAAAAAATGCTTCAAGCTCGCTGCTAAAAGGGAGCTTCATTACAGAACCCGTGACGTCTTCGACGATTGCCTCAAGAGCGTTTATGATGTAGCTTCGATTCATAGTAGTTGGTGATCTCGACTATAGTGAGCGATTAGGGCTGCGTCAACAATTCCGTCGTGGGGTACTTTGCTTCTGCTGGTAGCTAACCATGTCTCTGATACCCAGAGTTTGTTGGCTGTAGCTATGGCGGCGACCTTGGTCATTCCCTTCGCGAGTCTCTTGCCGAGCACCGCGTCTTGCCACTCTTTGACCTGAACTCTTCTTACTTCAAACCGTTTAGCCTCACACGCTCCTAGAATAAGACCGAATGAGATACTCATGGATCGCATCGCTTGTGAAGATTTGGCGTGCTTGAGCGGTTCTTCAACGCAGACAACCATATTATTTCTGTAAGGCTCTAGCCAGTCGAGTAGGGCTCTAACATCTACTTCGGATTTGCCTGCTTCCATTTTGGTGGGCATGGCTTTGTATGCAATCACAGCGCCATTAAACGCCGCCACAGCGCAGAGACCACCACTGATCCCGTTGTCAACACCTACGATAACAGTGTCTTCATTCATCTGACCCGTCGGACTCTTCTGCGTCTATGATTACGGAAGCACTGCCTCCGTTGGTTGCCTTACTGTTATTGAGTATCGAGACGTCGATGGTGAGTGATCCCGATCCACCGCTTCCACCTTTGGGGTTGAGGCCGAGGTTGCGGCGGATCAGCTGGTCGAGCTCCGATAACTCGCGGACGGTTCTCGGACCGCGTACGTTTATCAGGTTGTCGCGCAGCATTTTAATTGCACTCGCCGCGACGTAGGCTTGATACTTGTCCGCCGGACTGGATTGGTTCTCAGCCACCTCCAATAAGGCTTGTTGCTCTTCATCTCGCGCCGCCAATTTAGCGTCGGCAACTACGGCAGTGGTAGAGTCTTCAAGGTTTTTGGCGAATGGTTCGGCTTCGCTGTCTGGTTTGTCTACGATTACGTTTTTAAGCCACCGACAAACCGTGTCGGTGCTGACGCCAAGTTGCTCGGCGATTCGGATCTTCATCACGCCTTGTTGGTATAGCTCAATGGCGCGTTGGGTTCTAGCTGCTTTAGCTTGCCGACGTTCAGCTTGCCCTTTGCGTAGCTTCGCCGTTGGTGTTGGCCCTTTTTTTCTTGAGAACATGTGCGGGTTAGAGAAGTGTATAAACTATTACTTGTCAAACTTTTTTTAGTGGCGTACTGTCCGCTCTACTTTATTTATGGGCCGACCAAGAAAATACGATCCCGACAAGGTATCAAACTCCGTGCTGGAGCCGCGCATAGACCCCGCCACAAACAAGATGGACGTTGGTGGTTTTTTGATTCCTGTAACCAATACCCTTACCGCTCTGTTGTGGGGCTTTGCCAACCATCCGTCCAACAAGGCGAAGGAGTTCTATTTCTGGCGCGTGGCGGATTTGCTCTGGAACAGGGACGACTTGCCTGAGCACATGTTCCTCAAGCATCCGTGGGCGGAGCAGATTATCCGTGAGTGTATAGGTAACAAGTATCTTGCTATTGGTGGAGCAGCATCGAGCGGCAAGAGTCACACCCTAGCTGGCTACGGTATCATCACATGGCTGGCGAGGCCGAGGGACACCCTAGTCCTGATGACAAGCACCACCTTGCGCGAGGCACGTAAGCGGATCTGGGGTTCGGTGATCTCCCTACTGTCCGTCATTGACGGAGCTCCGATCAACATTCGGGACTCGACTGGGTCGGCTAACTACATCGACGAGCATGGTCAAACATTTGACAGAGCGGGTCTTTCGCTGATCGCTGCGGAAAAAAGTCGCACGCGTGAGGCCATTGGTAAGTTTATTGGTCTTAAGCAAAAGCACGTGCTGCTAATCGGTGACGAGTTGGGAGAGCTTAGTGAAGCGATTCAACAAGCCGCGCTTGCTAACTTAAGCAAAAACCCAAGGTTTGATTTTGTGGGGTTATCCAACCCCGCGAGTAGGTTTGACTCTTTCGGCGTCTGGTCTACACCGAAGGGTGGTTGGGAAGCCGTTACGCCCGATGTGGATGACGAGTGGATCACAAAGTGGGGTGGTAAATACATCCGACTGGATGGTGAGCGTAGCCCCAACGTGGCGGCGGGATACACAGTATACCCTTTCCTACCGACTATTGAGAAGATTGCGGAAGACAAAGCCCTATTAGGTGAGAGTAGCCGTGCCTACATGCGAATGGTTAGGGCTGTGTTCTTCGATAGTGACGAAGCCGAGGGCATCTACGGCGAGTCCGAGATACTCAAGGCGAATGGTATGAAGAAAATTGAATTTGTTGGTCCTTCTGCGTTGATAGCGGGGGTTGATCCGGCGTTCACCAACGGCGGTGACAGGACAATTATGTATACCGCTAGGGTGGGTCAGTTCGCGGACGGGCAATATGGCATGCAGTTCGAGGATTACATAAGCCTCAACGATGATGCGACTAACAAGGCAGTGCCGAGGACGTATCAGATCGTTCATCAAATCCGAGACACCTGTATACGCTTAGGGATCAAACCAGAAAACGTCGCCATTGACTCAACTGGAGCGGGCTCGCCGTTCTGCGACGTTCTAGCAGGAGAGTGGTCAGACCAATTCCTGCGCGTGCAGTTCGGAGGGAAGGCTTCAGATAGGCGGGTTAGTATGAACAGCAAACTAACTGGAGAGGAACTCTACACCAACCGTGTGTCAGAGCTGTGGTTTGTTGGTAAAGAGTTTTTACGCACCAAACAAATAATGGGGATCAGTGACGTGCTGGCGAAGGAGATGTGCATCAGGCGCTACGAGATGATTAAATCCGGTAACCTGCGCGTCAAAGTCGAAACCAAAGCCGAACTTAAACAACGCATGGGGCAGTCGCCGGACATCGCCGACGCCGCATTTATCGCGTTGGATCTGGCAAGGCAGCGGCATGGGCTGGTTGCGGTGGACGCTCCGAACAAAACGGAAATGGGTGTGTTCGGTCGGTCAACGCCGAGGACGATGAGAGATCTCGACGTAGTTAGCAGGTCAAGACACGCGTATTTGGACTGAGGTTAATGCGAGTGTGTTGCAAAAAGCACACGTCAGAAAAGTTCAAAGAGTTTCTGGAATGTCGGTAATTCATAATAATTCAATAAATAAGAGAATATGAATTACTGAGATAATATGAATTACTAAAGGAGAGAAAGATTATATAGGGTCAAATCTTTACTCTCACCTTCTCCCATGCGGGCCAGAACAGTTCGTCGAGTGCCCGCACGATCGGCTCCTGTGAGTAGGTATCGCTGTAAGCGATGCCCGAGAGAAACAGTGTCGCCTCGACCATCTCGTGCCTCAGTGTTTCACGAAACAGTTTCGCGTCCTTGATCGTCTCCGTGTCTATTTCAATAACCTTCGCGTCAGGTAGATATTGCCCGTAGCAGTCGTCGAGGCGTCGCACCCGTATCGGTATCTTGTGTCCGGCAATGGGAACGCTTTTAATCATCGAGCTTATTCTACGCGTTGGTTGAGTAGGAGTCCAGTTAAATGACACAGGATACAGGTCACATGACACAGGATACAGGTCACATGACCTAAAAAATGTCTTGATTTCTTGGCAAGAAGATGCAGTATCTGCGGTGTGCCAGCTCAATTTAAAAGAACATCAAGCGGTAAGGTTCAATACCGTGGTGAGTTGTTTTCTGGTTTCAATAAACCTAAGAAGGCTCCTGCTGGAGACCCTAAGAAGTATGTCGTGCTTGCAAAAAGCGGCAGTGATGTGCGTAAATTGAAGTTTGGTCAGCGTGGATATAAAGATTTCCTGCAACACAAGAACGAAAAACGTCGTTCTAATTTTAAGTCTCGGATGAACTGTTCATCCGAAAAAAACAAACTAACGCCCAAATGGTGGGCATGTAACTACAACTGGTAAAATAGATATGGCCACTAAGAAGGACAAAAAGAATCAGATGGATCAAGCCAACAAGGCTGCCCTTAAACTACAGGAACTACAGAGAGCTGGGGGTGTCCCAATGACTGGATTAAGCCCTACCGGTGTCCCTGAGTCTACTATCGGCATGTCTAAAAGTGACAAGTTTTTTTCGGAGGGCAGAGCACTTGATCAAGAGCAACGGGAAGGTTACAAGAGTTTTGGCGACAAGGCTACAGGAGAGGGATTAAACAAAATAAGAGAGAGGCAAGGCCTCCCGCCGATATCGAACACACCTAAAGAGTTTACTGAGAACATCAACAAGTCCGTAGGTTTTGGTGGCAAGAGTGCACTACTCGATCAAGAAGGGCGTGATAGAGCACTCAAGGGTGGCGTCGGTGCTGGTCTAAGTTACGAGCAAGCTGACGCCGAGGTACAGAAAGCCTATGATTTCCTGAAAAGTAAGTATGGCAGTAAGGATACACCAACTACACCAACTACGACAACTACGTCAACCACACCAACCCCGACGCCAGTCCCAACGCCGTCGCCATCGGCACCTTCCTCACCTACTATACCGCCTGAAGTGCCAGTAGAGAAAGGACCCATCATGCAGTTTTTTGATGACGTTCTGGATAGTAATGATGGTCCTGAGCGTCTCCTCGTAAAAGGTGGGTCAATGTACATAACAGAGAAAGCCCGAGCCGCCGCCGCCAAAACCGCCGCCGAAGCCGCCGCCGAAGCCGCCGCCAAAACCGCTGCTGAAGCTGCTGAAGCTGCTGCCAAAGCTGGCGGTGCAGCAGGCGATGCTGCCAAACCATTTAACATGATAGACGATGCGGCCAAGACCACGTCTGAAGCACTCAAGCAGAAGTATAATTTCTCAAAACTTGCGGACGATGCTACCAAGCCTTTTAGTATGTTAGATGATGCTGCAAAAGTCGCTGGTGCAGTAGGTGATACCTCTGAAGCCGCTCGTGCAGCCAAAGATATAGCCAAAGATATTGCTGACAAAGCCGCTAGCTCTACTTATGAAGGTGCTGGCGCAGCTGACGAAGCTGCTGGCGCTGCTGACGAAGCTGCCAAAGCCGCCGGAAAGGGGAAGGGTGCTATCGCCCGACTCCTCAAAGAAGCCGGTAAGTCAAAACTAGCGAAACTCGCAACTACAGCTTTTCGCGGTGGGGGAAAATCGCTTAGGTTATTTGGTAAGGCTGCTGGTCCAGCGTTAGAGATCTATGACGCAGGCAGATATTTTATGGGCGACCAAGAAGTAAAAGACCAGTATGCTAAGGACGTCGAGACTCTAGGGCAGCGGGTATTCCAGCCTAAGTCCGTTGGCGAGTTCGCAGGAGCACTCGGTGACGTTTTGAGTCCGACTAAGAATGTACTCGGCACCGCTGAAACAATTAGGCAATTATTGAAATCTCAGCGTGGCGCACGGGAAGCCGATGCCTCCCTTAAGTTTGCGCAAAGTGTCATCAAGGCACAAAACGACAGACGGAAAGAGTTATACTCTGATGAAGAGTTCGATAAGCTACCAAAAGAAACACAATTAAAAATTAGGCAAGGAATTAGGAAAGAGTTTAGCGATGCAGGTGTAGAGACATTCGGGCGATACCAATAAAATTCTATGGCTGATTACGAAAAAACCGAAGAGGAAAACTTTTCATATGAGGGCGATATTCAACCTCTGATGAATAAGTATTTCAGTGTGGCTACTAATAGTGGCTTGAGTGGTGACGATCAGATATCGTTTCTGCGAGGGCAGCGCCAAAGACTCGAAGGGCAATCTGAAAAGGCTATGGACCTTAAACTAAAAGGAATCGCTTTCGAGGACGCCAAGCTGAGGTTAGAGGAAAACAGGAAGAAGTCCCTTAGCGCACGTGAGAACATGGCGTCGCTCGCTGCACTGAATCAGGCATTAGATTATGGTCTGACACAGGTACCAGAAGAACAGCGGCCTGTCTATTTTGCTAGAGTCGGAGTCGCCAACAGTGCACTCTTAGGCTCAGATGAGACAGCTAAGGCGAGCTGGAACAGCGCACTTAAGGGTGTGACTTCCAGTAGTAATACTGACATGGAGCTAAAGAACACCATCTTTAAAGGTCTCGATAACGTTAAATTCGGAGAGGACTACGTAGGTAAATCGACTGGTAATTTCGCTAACGTTGGGGAGAAAGCCGCAGTAGAGCGGGTTGTTAACCTCTTCGGTACACCGGAAGAACAACTACAGGCAGCTGAAATGAACGCCGACGAGCTTTACGGTCTTGCTAAAAACATCAGGACGCGTTATGACGCAAGCATATTGGGCGTAGGAAAATCAGCTACGACCTCTAGCCCTCGATCTTTATTTTCAAGTAAAACAGTTGCTCCAATGGCAACACCACCTTAGACAACATAATACCAAACCAAATTACCACCATGCTGGAAATTAAACCATACGACGACTGGATCGCAAACCAAGAAGAGGTTGCTGAACCAATAACAAACCTTAAAAACTACACGGATTATGTTAGGTCTAGCTACTACAGCGCAGGACAACTAAACCAAGATACTGAACAGGAGATCGTCGCCGGAGTCGCTGATCGTCTTCAGAGTGACGGATTGCTTACCGATGACATGCCTGATGATGTCAAAAATAATTTGTATTCTAGTGTTGTTGGCACGACGCGTAACGAAGACACCGACGCCCGTTTTGTATTGGACTACCTCCGCACAAATAGCGAAGGACCAGAAAACGTTGTAGCGAATGAAGCTAAAGCCAGCAATCTTGCGAACTACATTACCTTACGAGAGAGAGCTCCATCCGAAGCGGAGGGTTTCAAGCCGTATGTCGATGAGATCCTTGCCGACAAGTCACTGATAAAACGTGCACGTATGTCCGCTGTCGATCGCGGGGAGTATAGCATCACAGCGCTCGATGAAGAAGACGGATCACGCAGCCTCTATGCTGGTGCAAACGCACGACCTGACGCTATCGCAGGTGAGGTCAAGTCACTTATCGCAACTGGTGCTTTGTCGTCCGCTGACTTGTATCGGGTCAATGATTTCGTCAAACCATTGAACGGTGGTCTGACCAACGGCGCTGAGGACTCCCGATATGAGATGTTCCAACGTACGGTTAGTGATCTCGCAAAAACGGATAAGGACTTAAACAAGTTAATCGAAAAAAATGCCTCCAATAGAATAGAGCAGAAAACTGCCGAACTCCGCACCACCGGAGAATCCATCCTAGAAGGCGCGAAGACGGCTATCAGTTACCCCTTCATTAAAGGTGGCGAGCTCCTTATTGACCTATTTGACGGCGAACAGAAACAACCGAAGTATGCGCCCGACACAACGCTGGCTGACGCGCTTGCTGGTAATAACGTATTCAGCCAACGCTTTAGCGCTGCTGAGATCGAAAAGTTTAGTGATGCGCTTACGGACAGAGTTGCTGGAGCTCCTTACAGAGCCGACCGTCCTGAGACCGGAATCACTACCGACTCGATGGGCAATGTTATTCTCGCCCCAAGCCTCCTAGCTAATGTGGAGAAGTTCAATCAGGCTGTCAGTAGCTCTTCGCTAAATG